CCCTAAGGGAAGGAGAAAAGAGCCTAAAGTAAAGCGAGGTAAAGAGCGTATAGAGGTAAGTAAAGAAAGATAAGATAACTCCAGTTAAAGAAAGTAGAAGCTTGTTGAAAGCTTCTCAGTGGCACCAGGTGTCTTATTCAAAGACGCCTGGGAAATGAATGTGAAACTGCTCGGGAAGAGCAGCAGCAAACAAATCTGGTTTCATGTGCTTGTGGGCCATTTGTGCCACGTTTAGAGCCTCCCACTCCTCAGGATCAGACCTCTCCAACAAAGACAAATAGTTGACCCACTTCTCTTGAGCAGTTGGATCACGCGTGAGCAAAATGGCGGTCCGGTACCACAACTCACGGGCTGAGTACGTTGGTCTGGGCCCGCCAAGTTCGTATCCACTGAACCCGCCACGCATGCCATTTAAGTTCTTGAAGATCCATGGTGAATCCGGGAAAGGCAGTGCGTCGGCCATTCGGTCCATTGCGGCATCATCGCCATTGACTGCAAGAGTATCCTCAGGTTGAACTTGGAGCACGATAGAAGAAACGACAGCACGTCGAATGGTGTTCATAGTCCAAGTGTACCTGTCGCCGGAAGGCTGGGCAGTTTGAAGAGGACCGTGTTGACTTCTTGTGGAAAGCCTGCGAGTGACGTAATCGTCAACATATTTGGAAGGAAACCCAACTGAACGGAAAACGTCTTCATCGAAGTTCAAAACCCCAGCGTCACAGCCAACGTCCCAACGGGTGACGTCAGACGTGTACACCCCGTTGTCGACGCGCCAGCGAGCTTGATAAGCCTTCTCAAAGTCATCAGGGTTCATGCGTCTGTAAAACAGAAACATGTCCGGGAACGCAGCGAACAGCTCTTCCTCGAGGAATAATGCGTATGCAGCATCCTCAAGAGTCTGAGAAATGTCGTACTCGTAGATGAGCTGCCCTGGAATAGCGAGGTTGTGCTTGCGCTTTTCGTCTTTCTTAATGACCTGTGCCTTAAGCGAATTGGAAACATCACAGCCAGATTTG